TAGTGGAGTAGGATCATTGAGATATGATTATAGTGGGATAGATCCTGTAGAACTAGAGAAGATACACAACGCATTACAACGAGCTAAGAAAAGAGTACAAGTTTTCGCAGAGGAAAACCTATATAGGGAGAAAGGCCAGGTTAATGGAGTTATATTCGCATTGAAGAATAACCACAACTGGAAGGATCAGCAAGAAGTTACAACAGTTACCAAAGACGCTGGACCGGACCTAAGCAACATGACAACAGAAGAAATCCAGGAGCTAGTCAACAAGTTAGGTAAGCAGCTAGAAGAAAAATAAATAATAAGATTATACAATAAAAGTAAGTATATCCTATTCGCAACTTATAAGTATTGGATATAATAGAAGTATGACCAGGAAATCATGTATAGAGCCTAGTCAAAACTTATGTTCAAAAAGGAGCGAATAAAAATGAGCAAAATTTATGGTTATGTTAGAGTTAGTACCAAAGGACAAGCAAAAGACGGAAACAGTATTGAAGCTCAACGAGATTTATTGCAGCAGAATGGAGCAACTGAAATTTATATTGATAGTTTCACCGGCACTAAATCAAGTAGGCCCGAACTGGATAAGTTATTGAAGGAGCTGCAACCAGGAGATACATTAATCGTAACTAAATTAGATAGAGTTGCCAGGAGCTTAAACCAGGGATCACAATTAATTAATGAGCTGCTGCAACGAGGTATAAAGATCCATATATTAAACATAGGGATCATGGACGATACTCCCAGCAGCAAGTTAATAAGGAATATCTTTTTTGCATTTGCAGAGTTTGAGCGTGATATGATCGTCGAGCGTACTATTGAAGGTAAAGAGATAGCAAAGACTAAAGAAGGATATAAAGAAGGTAGGCCCGAGAAGTACACTAAGCAGCAGCTTAAGTTAGCAGTAGATCTGTTGAAGCATAACAGTTATACAGAGGTAGAGCTAATGACAGGCATAAGTAAGAGTACATTACAACGAGCTAAGAAGAAGTATGCAGCAGCTCAATAGATAGAAGGATCTCAATGAGGTCCTTTCTTTATGTAATAAAATAGTTGCAGCTCACAGGCCAGGCCCCCTGGACACACACGCATTACACACACCCAGGCCCAGGATCACACGCATACACGCATAGGGGTAGGGGTAGGGGGGTAGGTCCGGAAATTTCAAGTAGGTACCATACAATATAAGAGAGCCACATAAAATTTTAAAAATTCAAAAAAGTTGAAATACTAAAATAATTTCAGAAACAAAAAGAAATAGGAGCGAATAAAAATGGTTAATATCCACTTATGTAAGAACTGTATTCATAATCCGGTATGCACCTATAATTACAATTACAACTTAAAATGTGAAGAAGCTATAAACACGCTAGACAATGGAATAATAATTTTAGACATAAAATGTTTTTTCTACCAAGAAGCACATAAAAATATATAAAAAAAGAGCCTTCACCTACCTAGTGAAAACTCTCTCCCAATGAATAAAAAAATGTACTACGCATACTCATTATACCATTTTTCTCATTTTGTTCCAACTCTTTTTGTTTTTTTTCAAAAAAAAGGTCCCCGGGGGAATAACCGGGGAACTTAGGTATAAATATGGTATCGAGATAAATGTTGTTGTTGACGATCGATAAAATACACATATCATTTACATATTAACATAATAGTAAATTAAAATAAAGACATTTTTAGAAAATAATTGAAGAAAGTGTAAATTTATGGATAACAAAAAAACTTTAGAAGCTATTCAAAAAAAGTTAGAAATAGAATTGTCTAGGAGAAATTTTTGGAATTTTTGTAAGTACATTGATCCTGGATTTTTTACAGAAAACAAATATCATTTAAAACTAATAGCAGAAGCCTTCCAGGACATTTATGAAGGTAAGATAAAAAGATTAGCAGTTTCGATCTCACCTAGAGCTGGAAAATCCTATATAACTAGCTTATTTTGTGGTTGGGTATTAGGTAAAGAGCCGGACACTTCAATTATGAGAAATTGTTATGCAGCAAAACTATCAGAAAAATTCTCAAAGGATATAAGGGACGGAATTATCCCTAACCCTAAATTTAAAGAAGTTTTTCCTGGTGTTAATCTTAACCCTAAATCATCAGCTATTGATAGTTGGAGCATAGGAACTAATAGTCAACCTTCTTATTTCTGTGCTGGTGTAGGTGGAGCAATTACCGGTTTCGGTTGTAAGAGAATTGCAATACTGGACGATCCTATAAAAAATATAGAAGAAGCATTATCAGAAATTGTTATAGAAAATATATGGAATTGGTACACTTCAACTCACTTATCAAGACTTGAAAGTGGTTGTGCTGAAATTCATATTGCTACACGTTGGAGTAAAAAAGATCCTATAGGAAGATTAACAGATCCCGAAAGTGAATGTTACGATCCGGATATGGTTGTAATTTGCATACCGGCCCTGGACGAAAATGGAGAAAGTTTCTGTAGTGAAATTAAAACTACAGAAGAATATCACCAAATAAGAAAAGTTACAGATAGCTTTATATGGGAAGCAGAATTTATGCAAAATCCTATAGAAGAAAAAGGTTTATTATATCCCCCAGGGGAATTAAATAGGTTTGAGCTAAAAGAATTAGGAAATAAAAAGCCGGACGCTATTTTATGTTTCTGTGATACAGCAGATAAAGGAGCAGATTTTCTTAGTTGTGTAATTGGTTATAGATACGGAGATCACACTTATATAGTAGATGTAGTATTTAGCCAGGACGGAGTAGAAATAACAGAGCCTTTAGTTGCACAAAAGATTATAGATCATCAAGCAGATATTTTGTGGATAGAAAGTAATAACGGTGGTTATCAATTTGCCAGGAATATTAGAAGGTTAATAGCTGGTAAATCTTTCTGTAATGTAATTGCTTTAAATACCAGCAAAAATAAAGAAACTAGAATACTTATGAACGCTGGATATATTAAGGATTATTACTATTTTAGAAAGGACCATAAAGCCGGAAGTGAATACGATAAGTTTTTTAGACAATTTACTGGATATGTTAGACTTGCTAAAAATATACATGACGACGCACCCGATAGTGTTACAGGACTAGCTGAAAATACTAAATACAGAATGTTTAAGAAAGCAGCAAAGAAAATTAATGATGATGAAGAAGATTATAGAGATCCGGACGAAGAATACGAAGAAGTAAGAACATATATGACTGGAAAGAATGTAAATAAGGAGTTGTTCAAATGGTAATAGGTTTTATAGTTGGTTTACTAACCAGCGTTACATTGAGTGGAGTATTTTATTTAGGTTTCGATATAGGAAGAAAATATCAACCAGGACAGCCAATAAAAGAAACTAAGGAAACTAAAGAAAAGGTAAAAGCAGCAAAATCAAGACAACAGGGACTAAACAACATAATGGATTATGATATTGATGTAGCGTTAGGAAGGAGAGAACAAAATGAGTGATCTTAAGGAGTGGAAATATTACGAAGCTGGTAAAAGGTTTAATAATGAATTAGATCCACCTTATTACAAAACAGCCGAAACTAACGCTGAATTTTTCAACGGTAATCAATGGAAGAATTTAAAAGCCAATGGTATGCCTACACCGGTTTTTAACATAGTTAAAAGATGTATAACTCACTTTGTATCAGTTTTAACTTCAAGTAAGTTAAAGGTCCAATTCCTACCTAGTGAGGACGGACAGTATATGCCAACCCAGGAGCAGCTTATTGAAGCAGCTATGACAGGACAACCACCTTTAATTATTAATGAAAGTGAAGTTGCAACGGACGAAGTTACTAATTTATTAGATAAGTTTAAGTTTGATACTAGAATAAGAGATCTTTTATTCAATGCTGCAATTATGGGGGACGCAGCAGCTCACTTCTATTTTGATATTAACAAAAGACCATTCAAAGGTAATGGTAGTTTTGAAGTTAATATTGAAGGTGAAATTGAGTGCGAACTAATAGACGGATCAAATATCTATTTTGGAAATGCTAATAATCCAACAGTAAGTACAAGTGTTCAACCCTGGATAATAGTATCGGGGAGAGATACAGTTGATAACTTAAAAGAGGAAGCATTGAGATATTTAGGAGAAGAACAGGCGACTGGAATTGAAGAAGATAGTAACAATGAAGATATAACAGGGAATAAAGCTGAAATTAATATAAGTGGTGATAAAAATGGAAAAGCAACTTATATTATTTGTTATAAATATGATAAAGAAACTAGAACTATAAAAGTAAGTAAGTGTACTGAAAAAACTTATATTTATCAAGATATAGACACAGGACTTACAGAATATCCTATTGCCTGGTTGAATTGGGAGAAGCAAAAAAACAACTATCATGGTAGAGCAGTTTGCACTTCTATTATTCCTAATCAGATTTTTATAAATCGTATGTTTGCAATGGTAATGTATCACTTAATGATGTCAGCTTTCCCAAAAGCAATATATGACGCTGATAAAATTCCCCAATGGAATAATGAAATCGGGGGAGCTATAGCAATTAATAACATTACACCAGGAGAAAATATTAGAGGTTTAGCTGGATATTTAGAGCCGGGAAACATGAGTAATCAAATTACCGGAGTTTTAGAAATGGCAATACAGTACACAAAGGAAACTTTAGGTATTAATGACGCTATGACAGGAGATATTAACCCGGAAAATGCTTCCGGAAAATCTATCATAACAACTATTAAACAAAGTTTAGTACCTTTAGAAAATATAAAATCTAACCTATATGAATTTTTAGAAGATGTAGGAAAGATCTTAGTGAATATAATGTCAGCTTATTATGGTATTAGGCCAATTATGATAAAAAATCAAATGGGAAATCAGAAGATAGACTATGACTTTAGTAACCTAAACGATACATACCTTAATACTAAGGTTGAAGTAGGTCCGAGCAGCTACTGGAGTGAAATATCTTCACTAGAAACCCTAGACGCATTGTATCAAAAGGACGCTATATCAGTAATTGAATACCTTGAAGCTATTCCTAATGGATATATTCAAAATAAAGATGAATTGATAGAAAAAATTAAAAATAGACTAATGCAAATGCAACAGGACGGAGTACCACCAATTACAGGAAGTGGATCACCTGGGGGAAATGCACCAATAGTTAAGGTAAATAGGGACAATTAATTGTCTTTTTTTTATATAAAAAATTATCGGCTACCATACCGAAAGGAGTTTTATTAATGGAAAACATAGATAATACACCGGATACCACACCGGAAGAATATTCAGATTTTGAAATCGAGGATCTAAATTCATACCAGGAAGAAGATACTGGATTTAATACAGAAGAATTAGAAGAAACAGAAGAATTAGAAGGAACAGAAGAACAGGAGCAACAGGAAGAAGCACCATTCCTACAAGTTAAATATAACAAAGAGGATAAGGCTTTAAGTAAAGAAGAAGCTATAATGTTAGCACAAAAGGGAATGAACTATGACAAAGTTATAGAGAAATTAAATTCCATTGAAAGTGATCCTAACATAGGTTACTTAAAATCTTTAGCTGAAAGAAACAATATGTCCCTAGAAGGATTAGTTGATTACTGGAAGCAACAAGAAGAAGAAGCTGAATTAAACGAGTTGCTTCAAAGAAATATTCCAGAAGATTACGCTAGAGAAATGCTAGAAAATAAAAAGTTTAGGGAAGAAATTCAAAAAAAGGAAATTGAACAACAGCAAAAAGCAAAACAGGATAAGGAATTTAAAGACTTCTTTGCAGCTTACCCAAAAATAGATCCTAAAAATATTCCTAATGAAGTATGGGAAGTTAGAGAAAGAGAAGGTATTCCATTGAAATATGCTTATTTGCAGCATGAAAATTCACAGCTAGTAAAAGAAAAAGAAATTTTACTAAATAATAATAAAAATAGAAAGAAAGCACCAGGACTAGGGACAACTCAATTCGGACATGGAGAAGCACCGAATAAAGATCCGTTCATGGAAGGCTTTGAAGAATAAGGGGGATTATAAAAAATGGCAATCAATTTAGCAAGTAAATATAGTGATAAGGTAGTAGAACGTTTTTATCAAAAATCACTAACAGAAAAAGGTTTAAATAAGGACTATGACTGGACAGGGGTAAAGACTGTAACAGTTTATTCCATTCCTACAGTTGGTATGAAAGACTATACAAGAACTGGAATGAGTAGATACGGAACACCAGAAGAATTACAAGACACTAAGCAAGATATGACTTTAACTAAAGATAGATCATTTACATTTACTATAGATCGTGGGAACAACGACGAACAAATGAACATTAAAGAAAGTGGGAAAGCACTTTCAAGACAGATAAATGAAGTAGTTACACCGGAAATTGATACTTATAGACTTTCAGTATGGTCAGCAAAACCTGGAATATTAACTACAGGGGAAGCAGTAGCAGTAACAAAAGATAATGCTTATACTTTATTACTAACAGCTAATGAAAAGTTAGACGAAGCAAACGTACCAACAGAGGGTAGAATAGTTTA